AGTTTATGGCTCTTGAGCAGATCCGTGAAAAAGAAAAGCAACTCAAAGAACTGATGATACTGTCTGGTCGCCCCGGTCTGTGGCGTGACTATGAGCGGTTCTGTGAGGAAGCCAAGGACGGTAGGGCTAAAGCTAGGCAAGCTGCTGTTAAACGCAGAAAGAAAAACATTGAGACTGCTGGCAACGTAGGTGTTGGCCTCGTTATTCTGTTTGGCATAGTTGGCATATTGCTGTTTGCCTTTTGGATGAGGGGTGCTTTTGCACAGGCTGCTAACGATCTGACTGTGTGCCGACTTACCAAGTGCATGAAGATTGATAAGAAAACTACAGCATGCGTGTATCGTGGCGCACACAATACCCAAGAGACTATGATGTTTGCGCCTAGAGAGTTTCGCCCAAAGGAATATCTCTGCCAGTGGGACATTGATCAGCCACCGCCACCTAATATTTATGACACCCTCAAAGCAATCAAGGATAGCCAGAAATGAGTGCTGAACAGGTTTTGCAGTGGAAGATACTGCCGCGCTTTATGATGTTTGTAATGACCATTATGTACATTCGTGTGATTGAATGGGGAATGTCGTTGGATGATATTACTACACAGCAGTCCGCAATGGTGAGTGTGGTCAGCGGCGCAATGACTGGCGCTTTTGCTGTTTGGCTTGGAAGTGAGAAGCGATAATGTGGGACATGCACAACAGGACAAAATAGATGATACAGGCTTTACTACCTATTATTGGTGATCTTGCTGGCGGTTGGCTGAAAGGCAAGGCTGCTGAGAAGGCCGCTAAGAGTCAAGTAAAGGTGGCTCGTGCTGAGGCTGAGGCTGAGGTGATGAAGGTCGCTGCCACGCATGAAGCTGGCTGGGAAAAGATTATGGCCGAAGCCAGCAAGGATAGCTGGAAGGATGAAGCTTGGACTATTCTGTTTATAGCTATCATTGCCATGTGCTTTATCCCGCCATTGCAGCCGTATGTTGAGCGTGGGTTCGATGCGCTGGGCCGCACGCCGGATTGGTTCCAGTGGGCAATGTATGCTAGTATTGCTGCATCATTTGGTCTTAGAGGTATCAAGGGATTGAAAAAATAATGGCAAAGAAACCTGGTTTATACGCAAATATCCACGCAAAACGTAAACGGATTGCTGCTGGCTCTGGAGAAAAAATGCGCAAGGTTGGTAGCAAGGGTGCGCCTACTGCTAAAGCATTTAAGCAATCTGCAAAAACTGCTAAGAAAAAGAAGAAATGAACAAAGATCAGTTACGCGAAGAACTTGCGGATGATGAAGGCTGTAAAGCAGAGATCTATTTAGATCATCTGGGACTGCCTACGTTTGGCATTGGGCATTTGGTGGTAGAGCAAGATCCAGAACACGGTCAGGCTGTTGGCACGCCTGTCTCTGATGAGCGTGTGCGGCAAGTGTTTGCCTTGGATATCGCCTCAACCCTAGATGAGTGTCAGGTTCTGTACCCAGACTTTGACGATCTGCCGGAAGACTGCCAATTAATAATCGCAAATATGATGTTTAATATGGGCAGACCGCGCCTCTCCAAGTTCAAGGGTATGAAGGCTGGCGTTGATGCACGCGATTGGAACAGGGCGGCAGACGAGATGGTAGACTCACGCTGGCATGATCAAGTCCCTAACAGAGCCAAGCGGCTCGTCAAGCGTATGAGGGCTTTGTCTGATGGCTAGGACACCGGCATGGCAGCGTAAGGCTGGCAAGAATCCCAAGGGCGGCTTGAATGCAAAGGGCAGGGCTTCTGCACGCAAACAGGGCATGAACCTAAAAGCGCCTGTGAAGAAGGGTGACAACCCACGCAGGGCCAGCTTCTTGGCGCGTATGGGTGGCATGAGGGGGCCGGAACGAGATGCGAAGGGCAAACCTACCAGGCTCCTGCTTAGTCTCAGGGCATGGGGTGCAAGCAGCAAGGCTGACGCAAAGAAGAAGGCTTCTGCAATCTCCAAAAGAAACAAAGCCAAAAAAGGTAAGTCAAAAAAATAAGGGGGCAAAACCCCCCTATTTATCCCCCCCATATTTCTCTGGGTGAAGGCAACCTAGACATATGTCATCGCCAGTTCCCAAAGTAACCCAGTCATCGTTGGCATAGTCACACTGCTTGCCGCAGTATGCGCAGTTAAACAACATGGATCTTCTTGTATACCTGTGAGTTTTTGCTGCGGTGGCTTTGCGGTTCTTCCGGCCCAAATTCACGCTCCTTCAACTCATCGACCAAACGCTCTGCTTTTTCTAGCCAGCTTGTGAACTCTGGTGAACTTTCTCTTTTAGAGGCATGCACCATTGTTGTGTGATCTCTGTTCATGGCATAGCCCATCCTACAATAAGACAGGGTTGTGTGGTTTTCACACAGACGCACAAACAGTTGTCGCGCATCCACTAGGTACGCCATCCTGCGCTTTCCACGCAACTCAGCTAGACTGAAGTTAGTTACTTGCTGCACGATTTCTATGATGTCCAGCGCCTCTAACTCACGGCAGTATTTTTTCCAGTTTTCTGGCAGCATTTGATTAGCCTTCTGCCGGCCCGATACTGATCTCTCCGATATTGGTATTATCTTTCTCACGCTCTTCCTCCTTTAACATTTCCATTGCTACCTCAAAGCAACGCCCTGCGAATGTCAGCATTTCTCTGCTGTTCATTTTTTTGATGTGGAGGTTGCCATCAACACTGACAGCAACCCCATCGTTTCTAGGTATTATCAGGAATGGATGCTGGTGCATCTGTGATCCTTTCGATTTCATGCTGGGTAATGTACCAGCGGCCACCCAAACGCTTGCCTTTGATAATCCCCTTGTGGAGCATCGTACGCAGCATGTTCACCTGAGACTTACTATCGGTGCCAAAGAGCAATAGAGAGGCCTCACGGGGGCTTAGAAGCGCCTTAGAATGGGATGTCTGGGTCATCGTCCTCTGCCTTTGGCTGTGGTGCCGCATATTTAGTACTGATTGCGTTACCGATTGGCTTCATAGCTGGCTGTGAAATGCCGTCAGCGATACTGTCCTCACCCTCGTATTCAGTGACACGGGAGATGCGAATAGAGATAGTGCCATCCTCGTTGGGGAACAGCGATACTTGGTGGCGCTGTCCATCTCGCAAGGTGATATCCGCATAAGTCTTTTGCTCAGCATCGTAAGGCTTCCAGTTGCCGTTGCTATACTGCGCCTTACCTTTTCCCTCAGTGTTGGGGAACAGCTTGATGTAGGTAACTGTGTCATAGCGTCTAGCCATTCTGTTTTAACTCCTTCATGCGCTTCTGGCATAGGTTTTTGATGTTCTGAAAGATCTCAGGAAACTCTTTGTTAGATATTTCCATGTACTTCTTAGTGAAGTCTGCGTTCATCCAGTCGGTAATCTGCTTCATGTCAAACTCAGGCAGATAAGCCTCTGCTTGCTGTTGCAACTCTAGCAGACTAGCCGGTGGCTGCTTGGGTGGTGGCATGGATGCAATGGCTTCCTCTTTCCTGCCCACACCATCCATCTCGTTGGCTGACGCATACTCGCCGCCAGCTAGGCCCAACGATGCCAAGGCACGGCCAATGGCAGATGTCTCACAGTTTTCCAAAGCGCTGGTCTTGTTGACGTTGCCCTGTCCTCTGATCTCCTCTGCCATGCCGGCACCTACGGTAACGCCGTCCATGTTGGTTATCTTGGCCTTGACGACAACGCGCTGCCCGTCGTCTACCAATATGTGTGTGTCTACACCGTACTCAGTGCCGTGCATCTGACGGAACGCTTCCATCCTATGCACGACCTGGGTGTATTTCTTGCCGCCGCGCTGAGTGACGCCATGACTGGCGTTCAACTCAGACACAAGCTGCATAGTTTGCTTCAAGTCAGTCATTCATTTCTCCGCTGGAAACGCCTAGCTTATCAGAGATGAGATGTACAAACAGTGCCAAACTCTTCTCCATTTCAGCGACCCTGTTGTTGCTTTCATAGACAGCCTTGTGCAGTTCATCGACGCGCACAAACAAATCGTTGATGCTGTCCTGCATGTCATGTGGTGTGACGTGCGGGGTGTATGTGTCATCCGGTTCCATTAGAAATCCACCATTCTGTCGTTAAGAGTAACCGTCACATCAGCCTTTGTTGATGTCTTGCCATCCTTATAGTTTTTGTAAGCACGACTGAGCATGATGCTGTACTGATGCGCACCAAGCTGATACTGCCTGTCGATGCGCATGCGGTTCACGTTTTCTAACAAGAACGGTATTGGCGATCTAACTTTCGTACCTATGCCCTTGCAGAAATCATCGAAGAACGCGAGGGCATGGCTCCGCTGCCCCTTTTGCACAGCCACATAAAAGAAGGCACCGACGATGCCACTAGGCCATTTAGTTGTTTTGTAAACGCGCTTGGCAACTGCAATGCTTTCTTGCAGCAGATCGTGATCCAATTCGTCTAGGTATTTCCTCTTGATCCAATCATTCGATACGCTTTGTGCCGGCGACCTAGACAAGCCACTTTCGTAGGAAATTATCATCTTGATGACAGTGGATGCGGTTGAATAGTTAGGCACACCCATCATTGCCAAGGTGTCCTTGCCATCACGTTTCTTGCCTATGTCAATGTGCTGGAATGTTTCGGGGTCGATCCCAAATATCACATGAGACAAGAACGGTTTGTTAGCTTTGATGCACGCTTGCAACCTGTGCTGTCCGTCTTTCAACAGCCCATCTGTGCCAAACTTCACAGTTTCACCCGTCAAAGACCAATTATTAGTAGTCATGTCCTTGGTCAAACGCATCACTTTGGACGGGTTTATTGGTCTGTTTTTGTGATTGAGATGATCTAACGCAAACTGCGCAACTGCTGGCGCAAACTCCAACACAACACTCCCCTTTGGCGGTGATGCAATGTACTTGGACAGAGTGTTTTCATTTAGTTTTCTAGCCATTGTTTTCTCCCTGATAGAACTCTTTGTGCCACATGACCATCTGGCC